TCGGACAATCAACGGCATATCACTTGACGAGCCGGTCGATGACCATGATCATTTTTTCGACGCGTTGATGTACGCTACCATGCACGAGATCAGGGGTATATTGTAATATTTATTAAGACTGGTTAAAAATAATTTACCAAAACACTTGACAAATCTAAATCAGTAGCTTATATTTGCCGGAAATTTTACCTCATTGAGTAAAATAAGCCAAAGGTTCAAAACCGCCATAGGTGGTTTCCTTCGATGGACTACGAACGTAAAGCCGGAAAAGATGGGCAGTTCGTGGTTCATGCCGATAACGGGTGAAACAAGCACCTTCAAAAGTATCGAAAACCTTAAAGCCTACCTCGAAATCCCTGAACTGTCTACTATTGTCAACCTTAAAGCGAAGGCGCACGGCAATATACGATTGTCTGTTTTGAACCGGGAAACCATGCAGCCGGCTAAAAACTATCAGAACAATATCAAAATCATTCGTGATCCGAACTGGTTTCAAACGTTCTCGGAGTTATGGAGGCAGTCTTCCATTTTCAGAGAGATTGACGGGAATGAGTATTTCTACCTGGATTACCCTTTTGGGTTTTCGCCCTTGTCGAGCAAGGCCCTTTACACCTTACCTGGATGGATGATGAAATGCCATACACCGGATAAGCGGCCCTTCTTCATGCAGTCAGACCCGAATATTATATACGAGTTCAAATGGGGACAGGATAAATATATGCTTCCAAAAGAGAACATTATCCATTTGAATGATAATCGTATTGAGATTGAAGCGAACAATTGGGTAACGGGCCAGAGTTGGATGACATTCAACGCCGCGCCGATCAATAACATCCGTGAGGCATACCAGGCACGCGGGTTTATGATTGAAAACCGGGGCGCAATGGGTATCCTGGCAAACGTCGGCAAAGACGTTGCCGGGGTTGCACCTTTGGGTGAAGATGAAAAAAGAGATTTGAGGGAACAACTGGCACAATATGGCAGGCGAAGGAAAGAAGTTCCCTGGATAATCACCGGCCTACCTTTGGAGTGGAAACAGATCAGCATTGACAATCCTGCAAACCTGGGACTATTCGAGGAGGTGAAAGAAGACCGGATAACCTTGTGTCATGCCTCCGGGGTGCCTCCGGAACTGTTGCCCGGTGAAAATGGTGCCACGTATGAAAATCAGAAATGGGCTGAAAGGCGTTTGTACGAAAATACGATTATCCCTGAAGACCTGGAAAGGATTGAAGCGTTGAATAGCGCACTGGATACAGCTTCGCGGGGGTGGATAATAGTAGGCAGTTATGAGCATTTGAACGTATTTCAGGAAAACAGAAAGGAGAGAGGGGATGCTATTGCCAGGCTGATGAACGGATTAAAGATAGCCCTGGATAGCGGGGCCATATCTGCAATTGAGATACAACAGGAATTGGCTAAATTTGGAATAGTAGCACCGACAAAATGAACGAAATGGCTAAAATAGCGAAGGCAGAAGAAGTAGAAAAGTTGCGGCAACGGCTGAAGGAAAAGCAAGCCGCCGCGCAAAACAATCAAATCGTAAAGAAATGAAGATCCCGGAATTTTCAACGGTCAAAGAAAAGATCGACTTCCTGGTTAAAAATCAGGACAAGATCATAGCTGCGAAGAAGGCGCAAATGAAGTGCGCCGATGCGGTTTCCTTTGGATGCCTGGCCATATCGAAGGCCGGGGACGAGGTTGATAAAGCAAACAAGCCGGTAACGGATGACATCGATCAGGTCAAGGTTAAGGCGGTCATCAATACAACGAACCTTATGGACTCGCATGGTGACGTACATTTGCCGGGGTTGTGGACGAAATCACTTAGGGAAAATAAGGACATCTTCCATGATCAGGAACACCGGCACGGCTTCGATTCGACCATTGCCGATTACGAAGACCTGAAGGCATACACTCAGGTTATGACCTGGAAGGAATTGGGGTTCAAATGGGAAGGCGAAACCGAGGCGTTGATCTTTGATTCAACCGTCAAACAGGAACGTAACGCGTTTATGTTTGGTCAGTATAAGGCCGCCAGGGTGCGCAATCATTCTGTCGGAATGCAGTATGTAAAGATATTTTTAGCTGTAAACGACAAAGAATATCCTACTGAAAAGAAGGTCTGGGATAAGTACATCGACCAGGTTGTAAATAAAGATGAGGCAGAAAAGCAGGGTTATTTCTTTGCCGTAACGGAAGCAAAAGTTATTGAAGGTTCGGCGGTAAAAAGGGGTTCAAATTGGGCCACGCCGACACTTGAAAACAATATGAAGGAGGAGCCGTCCGATGACACTCCAAAGGAGCCGGTAAAAACCACTCTTAATTCAGACGAGATTATCAAAAGAATTTATGAACATTTTAAAAATTAAACAAAATGGAAGAGAAAGAACTGAATACCTTGCTCGAACAGGTAGATCAGAAGGCCCAGACGGCTGCAAAGGCCGCCGCCGATGAGGCGGTAAAGGGACTTTTGAAGGCCGATGAGTTGCAGGCAAAGCTCGAAGAACTCCAGATTGACGGCAAGTCGATTAAGGAGATTGTCGAGGCGGTCATAAAACAGGGTGAAAAGATAAACGAAATCGAAACCCGCAAAGTTGACCGTAAAGAAACCGTTAAAGAGATCATGGCAAAGGAGTTTCCGAAAATCTCAAAGTCAATCAATGAGAACGGCGGAAGCTATAAATTCCGTATGCCGTCCGGGTATATCGGAAAGACTACCGTTGCCCTGACATCCATCACGAGCGACCCCGTAGGGATGATTGTTCCCGGCGTTGCTGAAATTCAGAGCCAGGCAAACCGTATCGCACCCTCGCTAAACCGGTTCCAATTGACGCCGGATGACCACGGGGTTATTTACTGGACTGACATGACCACACGCACCAACAACGCCGCCGCACGTTCGGACGGGTCTGCTGCTGCTGAACAGGTATATGCCTGGACAGGTTACTCCGAAACAGTCGATAATATTTCGGCCATGATCCCGGTACACAAAGAGGCATTGAAGCATATCTCATTCATGCAGGGTGAACTTGAAAGGCTGCTGAAGGATGATTGCGCCGTTGCACTGGATGGCTACTGTTATACCGGATCAGGCACCGCGCCGCAGATCGGAGGGCTGTACACCCGTGCAACTGCATTCGATGCGGCTGCTTACATTGCAGCCGGCGGATTTACGCCTAAGTTTGCCAACATCTATGACCTTATCGTAGCTATGGCCGCCCAGATCATGAAGGCAACCAAGTACAACGTTGACCGCGCATGGATCAACCCGTACGATGCACTGAAAATGAAGCTGAACAAAGACGCCAACGGGGTTTACACGATGCCTCCGTTCGTGGTGCCTGGACCTAACGGCCCGGTTACTGTATCGAACATGACTATCATTGAGGCCAACTCAGTAACGGCCGGTACGCTGGTAGTCGGTGATTCGAGCAAGGCCACGTTATACGATAACGGGGTTGAGATCGAAGTAGGTTACAACCTTACCGGCGACTTCTCAAAGAGAATCCTGACCATCCTGGCCAACATGGAATGCTCACTGCTTATCCGCAATGCGGAGGTAGATGCGTTCCTGAAATCAGAGAACATAGACAGCGATGTTGCGGCAATCACTTACAGCGGTTCATAAGGAGGAAAGACAATGAAAAAGATATTCTTATTTCTCGGATTTGTTCTTTTTGCTATCGGATTGATGGCGCAGGAAAGAACCGTAAATGTGACCGTACCTTCAGGTAATACTTATTACAAGTATTCCGGCACGGCCGCTGACACCCTTAAAGCAACAACCCAGGATACTATTGACGTGGTATTTTGGTTTCGGGTTGACGAATATATCAAAAAGGTAGCGGTTAAGGCCCGCTTCGATGTTATCTCAGGTGCCGATACGACAGTCGCATTGACTGTAAGCGGTAAGGAATTTTCAGATCATACCACGTACACCGATGTTATCGCTTCGACTACTTCGAGCGCGGTTACGGCGAATAATACCGTTTTGGTCGTTACCTCTGATCCGTATACTGTTGAGGCGCAATATGTAACCGGTAGGGTAACCGCCGGAGATACGATTAACGTAGCGCACAACCATACGCCGTTTGATATGTCATACCGGTATTACAGATGCCGGTTTATCCTTCAGGGTAATGACTCGGTCGGTACAGGCATAAAGTTGGACGAGGTTGAAATCAAACTCTATACCGATTAAGCCATGAAGTTATTAAAGAAGTTCGGTCTGCATGAAGCAGGGGAAGACATCCAGGTCAATGAAACCCTGGAGAAACACCTCATAAGGGGTGGATTTGTGGAAAAGCCTGAAAAGCCGGTAAAGAAAGCTAAGAAATGAGCCTGATAGATTCGACATATTTTGTCCTTGAAATCAGTTTGCCTGAAGGTACTTATAACACCATCAGCGAACACGTTGACCGTTACGAGCGCGATATACTGATTCAGTTGCTGGGATATGACTTGTATAAGTTAGTCGCGGCATACGATTCGGGGACTTCGCCGCAACGGATAAAGGATATTGTCGAAGGTAAGGAGTACACGGATGGCGATTACACGGTTGACTGGCCTGGATTGGTGAACGCGGAAAAGAATAGCATATTGGCATATTATGTATATATTCAATATGTGAAAAATTATTCTGCGATGTTTACCAACATAGGGGTTACGGCTCCGGCTGCCGAAGGCGGTCAGGTCGTAGGCCCTGCGGGGTTAATTCAACGGGCCGGTTATAAATTGAGGGAACTGGCCGGATATCCTTTACAGGATGCTCTTGTCGGTTCCCTTTATAACTTTCTGGCATACCATGAGAGCGATTATCCTGAATGGGTTTTCAACGAGTACCGACCGCCAAATATGTTTGACGTATGAAACCGGTGGTTGACATAATCGAAGGGGTCGTTGATCTGATGCGTCCAACGGATAACGTTGTGGTCGCTTCGGGGACTTCACCTTACACGGTGTCAGGGCTGAATTATACCTATCATTTATTTGTCGGTCAGCAATTGAAATACGTTGGTACGCTTCCATCGGTAACGGCATACGTTACAGTAGCTTCGATTGTGAGTAACACTCGGATAACCGTAACGTCTTCAGTCGAGTTGACCTCCGGGAAAGGAAACACCGGTACTCTTGTGCCTGTACTAAATTATCACCATGGTCATTTGATTGAGATCAGAAACACCTTTAAGCTGGCAACTCAAAAGGGGACAGTGAAAAAGTCGATGTTTCCGGCTATTATCTTAGTTCAGGACTTCCCGGAAGCGGTGAAGGAAAGAGATGTACAACGTGAAGCAACTTTGAGGCTGTTTATTTTGACTGATTCACAGCAAAAATACACCGCCGATGAGCGTTACATAAATACGTTCATCCCTATCCTTTACCCGTTGGAAGATAGGTTCTTTGAGGCGTTGGAAAATGCACCTTATATTCATTCGATCGGTGATTACACCAGACATGATCGGCTGTTTTGGGGGCGCACTGAAAACGCTGAAGGAACGGCGACGAACATCTTTAATGACTTTATTGACGCTATCGAAATCGAAAATTTAAAAATCACAACAGCTAATTGTTAAAGTTATGAGCAATTGTAAAACAGCATATTTTTCAGGCTGGGGCACCTGTAAAAATCTATTGAAAAAGTGTTCAGGCGTAACCCTTCAGACGAAGGGCCAGACTTGGACGGACGCGACCATCATTGCCGCTTCCTCATGGCATACCGCCATTGCGGACGATGACTCCTCGGTACGGTCGGCGTTACCCTTCAACATCCTGAGTTTCGAGAATACAACCGATGACATGGAGATTCTGACTTCTTCCCTGGGCCATAAGTTTAAGGGCAGCGATCCGGTACCTTCGGCGGTTGTGTACCTCAAATGTGGCATGGATGACTATCAGTGGTTACTTGACCATGACGGCCATGAATATGAGATGTTCCCGCACTTTCAGGGTAACTCATTTTGGGCTTCGCGAAAGGCAGACGGTACCCTTAAGGGTTTCCGTTGCTCAATCGCGTTGGTTTCCGGGTTGCCGCCTGAAGACAAACTGATGTCGTTCAGAATGTTCCTGTTTTTCGATGAACCGGAGGAGTTCAAAAACGTGGTCGTTGTATCGCCTGACAATTGGAGGTTCAGCGACTTGATCAATTACGTACCGGTCGGATTGAAATTCAGGGTAACAACGGCGTACACCGGCGGAACGGTTACGGTTTTGTGCGAGAAAGTCGGCAGCGGTGATCCGATGACCGGCCTGTCAAATACAGCCGACTGGGAGATAATGAGTTCCAACGCCACGCCTACGGTTGTGGTTACGGCTGTGAGTGAGGTCGGACTTGGGTATTATACCCTGACCATCAAAAAGGATAACGATGGCACCCCGGCGAACCTCACGGCAACCGATTACGTGATCATTCAGGCCCATGACGTGGATTCAACGCCTACCTACCTGACCTATCTGTCGGGATCGGTTAAAATCTATGGAGGATAAAAGATGAAGTACTCAATCAATTGGGCAGCAGCTCCGAAAGATTGGGCAAAGTTTCGCCGGTGGCATGCTATGGCATGCCCCGGTGATCCTCTGTCGGCTGAGGAGCGGT